ATTATAAGTTCTTGGAAACTACACCTACTATGGGTTTGTACAACTCAAGGCGCATGTTTGAGTATAGGGATATTACTACTACACTTGAGAGTATGATCATATTCTTCCAAAAGAAGTTCTTGAGCGATCTCCCATTACTTGAAGATGCTAGTGTACGGCTTGTTGTTAAAAATATATTAGACCTTTACAGAAGAAAAGGTTCGGAAAGTGGTATCATTCTATTCTTTAGAATGTTCTACAATGAAGACGTTGACATTATAAATCCAGCACAATATGTTTTGAAACCATCAGACTCTAAATGGCAGACTGGTATATATCTTCAAATGGCTCCTAACGAAGGTGTCTTTTATGGTAGAGATAATGATACCCCATATCAATATAGTGATTTGTTAAATAAAAACATCACTGGATCAACATCAGGTGCTAAAGCGGCTGTAGATAAGATTAACTTCATTATTTTAAATGGAACGCTCACTCCTATTCTATACATCGATAGAGTAAAAGGAAAGTTTGACAAATACGATAACATCATGACTAGGATTGATGGTCAAGATATTTCTTTTGGTATCATTAATGGTTCCGCATCAGAAATGGAAATTGATTTAGATTATGGCGGTACAACAGGAAATGCTGTTGGTGATGTTTATAATATAAAAAGTGAGTTCGGTAATGGTGGCGTTGCGATTGTTACGGCTACTGAAGAAAAGTTTACAGGTATTGTTAACTATAATTTACTAGATGGTGGTTTTGGTTATACAATACAAAACACCAGACTAGAAGTTTCTAACCAAGTGTTAATCCTACCTAACGAAGGTTTTAATTTTACAATATTAGAAAGACTTACTGATACTGCTGGCAATACAGGTACAGTAATTGGTCAAAACGCATCAGCGGTTGGCATCAAAATGGATGATGGTGAAGAATTTTCTGCAACTAGAGCCATATCAACACTTGATAGAACACCAAACGTTACGATCAATGGGATATTTACAGTCTCTGTAAAGAATTCAACTTCACCTGGTGCATTATATCCAGACACAGCGAACGTTAATGATGTTAAAGTCGAAAGCCTTTCCAACATAGAAACTATAAGTTTAATTACTGATGTGATATCACCATTCCTTGGCGTATCTTTAAATGCGGCTAACTACAACGCATCTCCAGCAACGCAACCAATGAGTGGTACTGCCGATCCTGTAACATTACAAACACCGCTAGAAGACGCATTTAACCTTTCACCATTCGATATTGGTACTATTAATTCATTTGAAAACATTGACCCAGGTGAAGACTATACAAACGATGTGTTTGCATTAGTGCGTGACCCAGTAATGATTGCGTTTGATCGATACGAACAAATCTTAATTATGGATAATCTTAGCGCATCATTCTCAGTTGGTGATGCAATTACACAACCTTCTTCTGGCGTTAATGGAATTATAACAGGTATTGATGTGGACAGAAGCTTTATTCAAGTTAGACCTTATGCTTACTATGGTTTTGATTCTACACCTATTACCCACAAAGGTACTAGTTACGTTGTAGTAGGAACCGAAAGAGATTATTCATCTGACACTTATGGTTCTAACGCTGATATGAAATCCAGAACATTATTTGCCACAGGTAGAATTTCTGAGGTTAGAATTTCTAACTCTGGATTTGGATATATTAACGATGAGATTGTATTCCTTGTAAATGACGCAGGTGAAATACAAGCAAGAGGAACACTCAAAGCTGACTCTCAAGGTATTACGGCTGGTTTCTGGGGTAGCGAAACAAGTCAACTTAATGGTTTCAAAGACGGTAAATACTACGACTCTCGTAATAAGATACACGACAGTGATTTATATCAAGAGTTTTCGTATGAAATTTTATCTACTGTTGATCTTGGTGTCTATGAAGAAACACTCAAAAAGAACGTCCACCTTGCAGGTACAAGATTGTTTGGTAGATTTGTTTACAAGAAGAAAGCAGACGTTGGTTTAGGACATAGGTTCTATGCGGCTAAGAAAGAAGATCAGATAGTTGGAGGTCCTGAAATTGTCGGACCTAACCAACCAGGCGAACAAATAAGATATACATCAGATAGAAATACTATTAGTGTTGATACCGTCAATTTGAAAGCTGACGTTGTTTAAACAGATAAATAAGTAGAAAGACTTTAGGAGCAAACATGGCTAAGCAAATAGTAAACACAGGTACTACCGATAACGACGGTACAGGTGATCCGTTAAGAAACGCTTTCACCAAAGTAAATGAAAACTTTACCGAATTGTATGACGGTGAATTTACTTTAGCATACTCAAACGTAACTGACAGACCAACCGATCTGTTGTTCTTTGTAAATGATGGTGCGAATAATCAAGTTCTTACTACTGATGGCGAAGGTAGAGTTACGTTCCAAAATATATTTGGTACTATTGATAGCCATTTAGATGTATCTACTGCGGCTAATAACCAAGTTTTATCATATGTTAATGGAGATTACGAATGGGTTAATCAAGCGTCTGGGTCAGGCGGTGGCGGTGGAAGCGTATCAAACACCGAAATTATAAATGTTATAACTAGCTCAGATTTAGATATGGGTGGCAACAAAGTATTATTTGGTAACGTATATGACGCTGAAGGTGACTTGCCTACTGCATCGGCATACCATGGAATGTTCGCCCACGTACATGGAACTGGGAAAGCTTATTACGCACATGGCGGCGCTTGGGTTCGCTTAGCAGACTTTTCTGAAATTGGTTCTGGTGGTGGAGGTGGATCAAGCCTACAATCAAGAGCCAATAAAGTTGGAGTATCAACATCTTTATCTAATAACGCAAGTGCTGACCTCGACATCACAGGATTTAAAGGGTATTCTTTATTATCAATCACAACAGATAAAGCGGCTTGGGTAAGAATTTATGCGAATGCCGCAAGCAGAACAAATGATGCAAGTAGAAACGAAACTACTGACCCATCACCAGATGCAGGTGTGATAGCAGAAGTCATTACAACAGGTGCTGAAACTGTTTTAATGTCACCATCTGTATTAGGGTTTAACATGGAAGCCACGCCAACAACCACAATCCCATGTGCGGTAACAAACCAATCAGGCTCGACAGGAACAGTTACAGTTACACTAAACGTACTTCAATTGGAGGCGTAATATGCTACACGAGTACATAGTCACCCTACACAACAAGGATGACCTCGAACAATTCTATGATGATATAGAGACATTAGAAAGTGCTGTTCACATATATGAGACAGAACCTTCTTTTCCAAAACGTGCTGTCGAAGTTGCAAATAGAAGAATAATCAGTCGTAACACACACTATATGCTATCTCATGAAGAAGCACAAGAGTTAAAAAATGACCCTAGAGTGTGGGATGTTGAACTTGCTGAGATGATTGAGTTGACAACAAAGCCTAATGGTTGGGCAGTAACAAACGTAAAGTTTTCCAAAGACAACTTTACAGACGCAACAGATGTTAATTGGGGCTTACTAAGACACAGTGAAGATGCTAATAGAGCTAATTGGGGTTCTAATGGAACAAACACATATGTTGATGATCTAACAGTTACAGCATCAGGTAAGAATGTTGATGTTGTCATCGTTGATGGACACATTGATCCAGAACATCCAGAATTTAAACCATCACAGACTGCACATTACAAAGGCAACTTAGTAAACGACAACACTAACAGTTCGTTGTTTGACAGATCAGTTACCGTCAATGGATTAAAGATTGTGGTTTCTGGCGCTGCTGGTGGTCAAATCGCAACACCAGATGAATGGGCGAAAAAAGTTGCTAGGGTTGTTGATCTAATGATTGACCCAGATGGTAGCAATGTCAACTTGGATGATCAAAAGAGATTAATATCCACTCTAAAAGGAGAGCCAGGCACTACTCATGCAGGTTTACCTACGGCACAAAGAGTTGCTTATGGTGGTGGTGGACAATATGAGCCTAATTTCTTACTTGACGAAAACATTAATTCTTATGTTGGATACCAAAATTTCTTAGATACTCACGTTCATAACGATATGGTTTGGTATAGAAACGTTTCGGGTCCGTCACCATCTGTTGGAGATACAGATGTAGAAGAGGTTGTAGAACACCTCATGCACACAATTCATTTATTTGGTTTACCAGGTGCAGTCGATGGTTCAGACGTAGCATTAAATTGGGTTGCATCTGAAAACTCTGGTTTTGCCAATACAGCTTTGCATCTTGCGATGTCAGAAGCTATTACTGGTAGTTACTTTGATCCTACAGATTATGCGCCTAACTGGAATACAAATGCTGAACAAGCAGAAGTGGCATACAAAGAATATCTATATTTACTTAACTTTAATATGTGGGAAATGAGTGAGTTTTGGGATGGGGGAAGTTTAGCACCAGAATGGGCTGATACTGTGAGGACACCAAGTGGAATTCAAACATACAATCCGCTAGGTTACGCTTTGTTTAATACGTACATCGATCCAGTATTAACAAAACCAGACTTCCCTACACTAACAACTATATTCCAAGATAATGATGCAGGTGTTTCTGGATATACTCCATCATCTCGTGTAAATCAATTTAACTGGTTTTCCTTGACAAGTGCTGTAACAGGTGGTAGTAATGGGACATACACATATGATCGATCTGGTTCATATACAAACCCTATAGATGAAGACGATAATAACCACGGCACACACTGTGCTGGTACTGTCGCTGGGAACTCACAGGGGTGGGCTAGGGACGCGACAATCTACAATATCAGTCCATATGGCTCAAATCCTAATAGCCTCTCATCGTCCGTTATGTGGGACTACATAAGAGAATGGCATAATACTAAACCAATCAATCCAGAAACAGGTCGTAGAAACCCTACTATCACCAATAATAGTTATGGTTCTTCGATCACAACTAATTATAGTGGTAGCTACACAACTGGTAAAGTCACAAGAGTAAACTATCGTGGAGTTGATTTTAACCCAGGTCGTGATTTGACAACACAAGAATTGCGTGACCTTGGGTTCTATGCACCAAATTTACAGATGGATATTCCAAACTACTTTACTTCTCGTAATGCTGATATGCAAGATGCTATTAATGATGGTATTATTATTGTAGCATCTGCTGGTAACGATAGTTGGAAAACTGTTAACCCATCTGATCAAGATTACAACAATACATATAACATGGTTTACAATGGATATGACTATAGTTGGAATTTGCACAGAGGAACTGGTTCGGCGGCTGGATATGCTCCAATTATTAACGTAGGTGCAACGTCTAATCAAGTTAATGAAGACAAAGCTAGTTTTAGTAACTGTGGTAATCAGGTAGATATTTTTGCTGGTGGACAAAGTATACAAAGCAGTTTGCATAGTGGTGGTATCAATGACCCAAGAGATGATAACTTTGAACTTGGCAAGTATTCTGGTACTAGCATGTCAGGACCTCAAGTCTCTGGTGTATTGGCAATCCTTGCTGAGAGTTGGCCTAATATGACACAGGCTGAAGCACAAACTTGGTTGATAGATAACGCAAACAGCGATCAAATGGCTGATACAGAAGCAGATGATCCAATGGATAGAGATAGCCTACAAGGCGCTCCGAATAAATACTTGAGATGGATTAATCAAAGAGCAATATCTGGGACATCTTTCCCACAAAAAAACTTCAGAAACAGACCAACTTCTGGAAAAACATACCCCCGTCCACGTATTCGTAGAAGAGGTTGATGCAATTGCTTATAAATATTAGAAAAGAACAGGTGTAGGGTGATATGACTGAAGTATTGACAAGTAAATT